GGTGCCCGCGGCGATCATCCCCCGGTTCGCGACGACCTTCCCGAGCAGCGTCGACGAGGTGGGCGTGAACAGCGGGTCCAAGTCCCCGTGCAGCTCGAGCCACCCGAGGTCGGCTTCCAGGTTGAACGTCCCGCCGCTCGCGCGGCCGAGGGTGTGCGTCATCTGCACCGCGAGCAGCGACGACACGATGCTCGGGGGCGCGGGGGGGCTCGGGGGGAACGGGTCGGACGGCAGGGTGATCGACGAGGAGGATGACCAGCCCCCGAAGTTGGGTGCCGCGGCGTTGTCGACCGCGCGGATCCGCACCTCCACCGACGAGCCGGGGGTGAGGTCGGCGATGGTGAAGGTGTTCAGGTCGAACCCCACCGCTGTGCTCGTCCACGGCCCGCTCGCGACGGGGGGTGCGGGCGCGTCCCAGGTGTTGAGCTGGCCCCACGTGTAGGCGCTGGCGGTGGCCCAGCTGATGGGGTTGATGAGGTGGTCGGTGGTGCGCCACTGCAGCTCGTAGTAGGCGCCGTCGATGATGGGGGTGCCGTCGGTGTTCAGCGGCGTCGTCCACTGCAGCGCCACCTGCGCCCGGGTGATCCCGGAGGTGGGGAGGTAGCTGCTGACCGCGAACGGCAGCACCCAGGAGGGCGCGGCGGGGATGCTCGCGTCGGGTTTCGGCCTCGAGTTGACCTGCTCGGTGAGGTTGGTCAGCAACCCTTGCGGGTCGGAGTCCACGGTGATCGCCGTGGTCCCGGATTCGGGCTCCAGGTAGTCGGTCAGGTCGATCCAGTTGCCGAGATAGTCCCGGTAGCTGATGCCCATGCCCACGCTGACCGGCCACGTCACTTCGGTGACCCGGATCCGCAGCGGGTTGAGGCGGTGCCCGCGGAACACGACTTCCCCGGCGGGGACGTTCGTGTCGACCATCCCCGAGTCGGGGTCCCACACCCACACGAAGTCGCCGACGTGGAACACCCCGTCGATGTCGACCTCGTCGGTGGTGACCTTGAGGGTGCGCTTCGCGCGGAGGAACCGGTTGAGCTGCAAGGTGGCGGAGGCGTCGGCGTTGGTGGCTTCGACGTCGCTGGAGGACACCATCCGGGTGAGCTTCACGGTGTTGCCGTGGATGTCCTTGTACGGGTTCAGCCCCCCGGCGATGTTGGCCTGGCCGATGGCGGTGGCCTCGCCCTCACCTTGCGCGAGGACGACGACGCGGGTGCTGTAGTCCTTCAAGTCCGAGGTGGCTTCCGCGGCGCCCAGCAGGCCGCGCACCGCCATGTCCTGACCGCTCATCTTCCGGGCGATCACGGCGGTGGGGGTCGTGACGTAGAGCTGGTCGACGGTGCCCGCGTTGAGTTTCCCGTCGCCGGTGACCTGCCACTCGGCCTGCCCGAACGTGTTGCTCCAGTAGCCGCAGAACGTGCTCAGCGCCTTCTTGGGGCTCTGGTAGACGAAGCTCCCGGTGAACGGGGTCCCGCTGACGGTGTTGATCGTGCCGGCGGTGATGCTGCCCGAGCTCGGGAGCAGGTCGGTGATGCCGCCGATGAAGGTGCGGCTGGCCATCTGCACCGCGGTTTCGATGACCGAGCCTTTGTCGTCCTCGTCGCCGAGCCAGAACGCCATCCCCGGCCCGCCGAACAGGCGGGTGGTGTCGGTGAACTGCCGGTTCCGCACGACCCCCACGAAGCGGGCGCTCGTGAGCAGGGAGTCGCCGCTGATCGTGGGGTTCTGCCGCGCGGCGTGCACGCACACGTGCCCCAGGTCGAGGATCGCGTCGGTCACAGCCTTCGGGGTGGTGTCCTTGAGGGTGATCGACCACTCGCCGAGGGCTTGGAGGGACTCAGTGACCGGCACGTCCACTCCCTTTCCGTCGTGCGTGGGACGATGATCGGCGTGGCCGAGAAACCCGAGTTGGATCAGCTCCGCGTGGCGCTGCTCGCGCTCGCCGCGGGTATCGAGAAGGTCGCCGGAACGCTCGACGGGTCGGGCAAGGTCAGCGTGACGACGTCGGCGATCCTCGACCTCCGCGTCCCGCTGACCGAGGTGGCGTTTCGCCTGGAACGGACGATGGACCGCTCGCGTTAGCGGCGGGTCGCGGCGACAACCTCCGTTGAGCTGCCAAGATATTGGCTGAACAGGTTCGCGGCTTGGTCCCCGGTGACGGCGCCGGTGCCGCCGGCGATGACCCCGACGAACGCATCGAGGAACACCGCCGACGCCTTGCTGATCCCGCCGATGGTGGGGTCCGCCGTGAACGTCTTGCTGCTGCCGACGACGTACTTGTTGGAGTCGCCGTCGTTGACGCTGGCGATGACCATCCCGGCGGTGGCGTTGGTGCCGGCTTCGGTGGCGGCTTTGACGACCTTGAGCGTGGCCGACGTGTTGGATTGCACGAACATCTCGACGAAGCGGCTGCCGCGGCGCAGTTTCAGGTCCACCGTGACCCGCCCGGGGGCTTGTCCTTTGTAGAGCCTGATCACGATGGTGTCGTAGTCGTTCTGGAGGATGTCGACCCCGTCGATGGGAGTGATGCTCACGGCGTTGAGCAGGATGTCCCACGCTTTCGTGCGGTACGCGCCGCCGGTGTAGGCGGAGATGTCCAGCACCCCGCCGCTCGAGCGGGGCGCGACCTTGACCAGGCCGTTGCTCAGCGACCAGCCGGTGGGGCTCAGCGCCACCCCGGCTGCGGAGCGTTCCTCCGCGTTGGAGTCCAGGAACCGCACCCGGCCCTGGCCGAAGGTGGTGGTGGTGGCACCCCAGCGGGGGTTCACCCCGAACGTCAGGCCGCGGTACACGATGACCGCGCCGTCTTCCCCGGTGCGGGTCACGGCGGTGGGGGTGGCGGTGCCGGCCATGTACCCGGTGTGTCCGATGGCGGCGGCGTGCCATATTTCGCCGGTCCCGGAGAAGTCGTTCAACCGGGTTTGCGAGCCGCTCAGCCGGGACTCGACGTCGACGGTGTTGCTGTACCCGCCCTGCTGGAGTTGCACGGTGGCGTTGCCGACGACGGTGCGCGGGGTGTTCGGGTAGGACCAGTGCGACAGGTCCACCCCGGTGACCATGTAGAACCCGTTGAGGAACGTCTTGTCCGACCACACCGCGGGGATGAGTTTCCCGGTGATCCCCAGGAGGTCGTCCTTGAGGCGTTCGATCGCCGCGTTGCTCAGGGTGCTGGGGCTGGCGATGACCTGCAGGGACAGGTCGCCACCGTCGGTTTGCTTGGCCTCGAACTGCTCGAACAGCGCGGGCAGCCGGCCGAGGTTGACGGTCGCAAGGATCGCGGGCGCGGTCATCGCCGTGACCTGGTGAGATCGTCCAGCGCGTTCTGCACGACGACGGCGACCTGCCGCAGGTCAGCCTTGTTCATCGCGCTCAGCTCATTCTGGAAGGTCAACTGCACGTGGTTGACGACGTTGGTGACCGCCGACGCGGCCTGCGGGGACTGCGCCGTGGCGTAGACGTTGTTGGACCGGGTGGGCAGGAGTTGCCGGCCCATGGCCCTGGCGGTCAGCGCGAGGATCGCCAGGGACCGGGGGTCCCGGTTCCACGGGATGTAGCTCTCGTTGACGTCGCTGCGGTCCCCGTAGATCGCGCGCATGCTGTTCGGGGGGGCGACGTCGGCGATGCCGGCCATCCCGAAGCTCTGCACACCGCCGGGGGCCATCCGGGGGACGCCGCTGGGGGCGAGGATCCCACCGTGGGCGAGGCCGAAGGAAGGAGCTCCCCGCCCGGTGCCGCTGGAGTATTGGACGTTGACGAAGATCGTGGAGAACCGGTTGCGGGCGGCGGAGTTGATAGCGGCTTCCGCGCCCCCGGTCGCCGCGCCGACCGTGATGTTCCCGTGGCTACCGGCCACGGCACCCATCAACCCGCCGAGCGCGGTGCGACCACCGGACGTTTCACCGTCGATGTGTGAGGTGGCGTGGGCTGCGCCCACAGCGCCGAGGAACCCACCGAGGGCGGACCGGCCGCTGGAGTCCTCACCGAGGATGTGCGCGGTGGCGCTACCGGCGCCCACCGCGCCGAGGAATCCGCCGAGGGTGGCTCTGCCGCTGGAGTCCTCACCGAGGATGTGCGCGGTGGCTTGGCCGGCGCCGACAGCACCGAGGAACCCGCCGAGGGCGGCGTACCCCCCGGTGGACTCGGCGCCGATGTGCATGATCCCGGTGGCCCCGCCGATGGCGGCTTTGGTGCCTTCGAGGGTGCCGAGTGCGGGGGTGTCGTCCGCGCCGATGTGCAGCTTCGCGAGGGTCGCGTCCACGTACTTCTGGATGTTCGCGAGCTGCTGCTTGACTGGGTCGTCGGTGGCTTCGATCTTGATGTGGCCGTCGGGGAGGGTCGTGACTTTCAACCCGAGGGCTTCGAGTTTGGTGATCGTCTCCTGGGTGAGCGCGGTGGTGATGACGGTCTTCTCGTTCGGCACCGAGATGATCTTCCCGCGGAGGAGGTCCATGCCGGCCTGCGCCGCCGGCAACCCCCCCGTCGTGACCAGGGTCGCGACGATCGCCGGGACCTGCCCGTAGCTGGTGGCCAGCGCTTCCGCCTGCACGCGGGTGAGCCCCATCTGCATACCCGTTTGGATCATTCCGTCGCGGGTGAGCTGCAGGGTGGTGGTCAGCTTCGCGAACTTCTGCGCGGCGGTGTCACCCATGTCGGTGCTGGCCTGCAGGGTTTGCAGGGCGGCGGTGTTCCCGGCGGTGCCGATGTCCTGCAGGCCCTGCTGCAGCAACCGGCCGTTCGCGGTGGTCGTGATGATGTGACCGTTCGCGTCGAGTAGCGCCTTGCCGAGCTTCCCGGTCGAGTCGATGGCGTCCTTGAGGCTCTTGCCGCTGTACTGGTCGATGGTGGCGTTCAGCTTCGACATGGCGCCGTCGAGGCTGATCTGGTGGCCGGTCATCCCGTCGAGGGCGGCGGTGAGCGCGTCGGACTTCTGCGCGACGGTGGCGCTCTTGTCGCCGAGGGTCTCCATGCTCTTGCCGAGCGCCTCCACGTTGGCGCTGCTGGTGCCCATCGACGTCGCCATCTTGTCGACGCTCTGCTGCAGGAGTTTCGCGGCCTCTTTGCCCAGGTCGAACTCTTTCGCCACCCCACGCAGCGCCTGGCCGGCGACCGCCGCGTCGGGCAGGACGTGCAGCATGGTCGCGCCGAGCATCCCCCAGAACCCGACCTGGTCTTCGATCTTGGTGGAGACCTCGTCGAGTTTCGGGCCGCCCTGCGACACCGCGTCGAACATGTCCTGCATGGACACGCCCGCGGATTGGGCGCTGGCCTCGAGCGGACCCAACGCTTGGACGCGCGCCTGGATCAGTTTCTGCACGGTGCTGTCGACGACACCGTGGGAGGTGCGGAGCGCGTCGGTGAAGCTGGTGACGCTGCGCGCGGCGGCGGCGTTGTTCTCCGCGATCTGGCTCAGCCCGAGGGTCGCGCCGAGGATCGCGATGCCCCACGGGCCACCCAGGGCGCTGGTGATGCCCTTGATGGCGCTACCCAGGCCGCTGGTGATGCCGGCACCGGCCTTAGCGGCGAAGCTGGCGAACCCACCCAGCTTCGTGGTGGCTTTCTCGGCGCCCGTGCCGGCGTCGGCGAACGCGATGCGCATCGCGGCCAGCCCGGTCGTGAACCCGGAGAACCGGCCGGTGGAGGCGTTCGCGGCATCGCCGACCTTGCGGATCCCCTCGGCCGCCTGGCCACCTTCGGACCCCATCTTCGACATGATCAGCCGCATGGGGAGCAGCACGGCCAGCAACGTCTGGATGGGGCCGGGCAGGTTCGCGAACAGGCTCGCGAGGGGCCCCAGGATCGCGCCGAGCGCCTGGAACGCGCCGGCCAGGGGTGGGCCGATCGCCGCCATCAGCTGCGCGCCGATCTGAATGATCGGGATCAGCGCGGTCAGCAACCCGCCGAACGCCTGCACGAGCCCGTCGACGGCGGCTTGGACGGTGCCGGTCTCGCTCATCGTGGCGATGGCGGCCTGCCACTGCTGGGAGACCTGCTGGAACATCGCCCCGAAGCTTTGGAAGCCCTGCAAGCCCTGGTTCGCCAGCGTCAGGATGTTCTGGGTGAACAGCGCGATGCCGGGCGCCATCTGGTTCAGCAACCCGTTGATCAACCCGAAGCTGGAGCTGAGTTCGCGCAGCCCCCGGCTACTGTTGATCACGTTGGTCATGCCCAACGCGATCTGGGAGATCGACCCGGCGGTGCCCACCAACCCGTTGCTGAGGGTCGGGAGGATCTCGTTGATCTGGACGATCGCCGGCTGCAGGCCCTTCACGAACGCCGCGGACACCGCGGTCTGCATGGCGCCGATGGGCTTCGCGAGCTGCTCGAACGACTTCTTGATGCCGTCCATGCCGACGACGATCGCGGCGATGGGCGCGGCGACCAGTTCGAGCGCCGCGGGGAGCAGCAGGATCGCGGTGGCGATGAACGGGAACAGCGCGGCGATCGCGATGCCGATCATCTGCAGGCGGCTCATGTGCCCGCTGGCGCGTTCCACCGCGGGAGCGACCTTGTCCAGACTGGACGTGTCAACGTCGATCTTGAGTTTCTTGTCGGTGAGCGTCGCCAGCCGGGCTTTGACCGTTTCGATCCCGGCGAGGGTGCTGGCGATGTCCGCCTCGGTTTGGATGGTGACGGGGCGGGTGCGGAGCTCGTCGAGGCGCACGGTGAGTTGCTGCAGCCGCGCGAGGGCGGCTTGGATGTCGGCGTCCAGCTTCACCGACCCGGGCCCGGCCAGGCCCGCGAACTTCACCCGGAGCTGCTCGATGTTCCGCAGCGCCTGCTCGGTGCTGACGTTGACGTTGAGCTTCTTGTCGATCAGCCCTTGGAGGGCGAAGCGGAGCTTCGCGAGTTGCGCTTCGGCCGCGGCGATGTCCGCGTTGACCTTGACGCTGGCGTCTTTCCGGTTCAGTTCGTCGAGGCGGACCACGAGCTGCTGGATCCGGCCCAACGCCGACGCGATGTCCACGTCGAGTTTGGTGGGTTTCCGGCCGGCGAGCTTCTCGAACTGGGCGCGGACCGTTTCGATGTCCCGGACGGCGCTGCCGATGTCGACTTCGACTTCGGCGGTGGCCCGCTCGGCGTCGATCCGGTCGAGTTCGGCTTCCAGGACGTCGATCTGCGCGCGGAAATGCGCGGTCTCCAACTCGACCTCGGGGTTGGCTTCCATCCGGTCGAGTTCGTGGAGCCTGTCTTCGATCTCCTCGATCTGCCGCTTGACGTTGGTTTCTTCGAGGTCGACGGACGGTTCGACGTGCTTGCCGCCGAGCTCGTCGAGTTTCCGGTCGAGCTTGTCCAGGTCGCTTTGCAGCTTGGCGAAGTCGCCGCGGCCCTTGCCGAGGACCTCGAACTCCATCCGCTCCACGGCTCGGCCCCCTTCGACAGCAGGTCAACGGCGGGGGCGGATGGGTCAGGCTGCGGCGGTGCCGTTCTCCTCGGGGGCAGCCGCTGGTTCGGCTGCGGGTTCGTCGTCGGCCGGCGGGGCGTCGTCGTCGACGATGCTCAGGCTCTTGACGAGGGCGAACATCTCGAGGGTCTCGCTGAGTTCGTTCCACTTGACGGGTTCCCCGGCGCGTTTCTTCGCGATGAACACCATCCCGATGAGGGCGTCGGGGTCACCACCGATGATCCCGTTGAGGAAGTCGACGATGGTCAGCCCGGTGTTTTTCTTGACCGCGGAGGCTTCGACGCCCAGCAGTCGGCCCTCGTTGAACTGGTACTTGGTGCCGTCAACCTCAAACTTGATCACAGTGTCTCCTCAGCCCCCTTCGATCATTCGGATGGTGTCGCGCATTGCTTCCTCGCAGGCCCGCCGGAACTGGTCGTGGCCTTTGCGGATGGTGGAGTTGAAGAACTCCTCCCCGACCTGCCCCCGCCATATCTGCCGGTTGCCGAACACCGGGTGCCGCCACACGCCGCGCACGTCCATGTACTGCGACAGGACGGTGCCGTACGCCCCGACCTCCGGGCCGATGACTTTGAACCGGATGCCTTGGCTGATGTCGCTGACGTGGGTGGCGTTGGCGATGCGGCCCCGCAGGTTCCGGCTGTACTTCGGTCGGCCCATGCCACCGGCGTCGCCGACGACGTGCACCGCGCGGACCGCGGCCTGCACTTTCCGCAGCACCGGGTCCCCCGCGTCCTGGATGCGGTCCTCCAGGTCGTCGGTCAGGTACTGGGGGGCCCGCGCGAGCCGGCGTTTCAACCCGTCGAGCGCGCGGGTGTTGCCCATCACCTGGAAGTCCAGGGGGAGCATCGGCATGGGCTACGTCCCGTCTTTGAGTCGCAGCGTCGGCGTGGTCCCGCGGGGGAACTCACCTGGGCCGGCGTTCTCCAACTGGTCCTCGCCGCGGGCTTTCACCTCACACCCCCGGCAGTGGTGGAAGTCGCTGACGTAGGCGTTGTGGTCGTCGTCCCATTCGTCGGGGCGGGTGCCGCAGCGGGGGCACGTCAACCGTTGCCGAACCTGGTACCAGATGGCTTTGTCCCGATCCAACGGCGACCACGACAGGAACAGGCTGTGGGGGATGCGGTACTCCGCGCAGACCGCCATCTCAGCGGCGAGTTGGGCGTCTGCGCTCAGCCTTTTGAGACGTGCACCCCCGGCGAGCGGTCGTTGACGGCGAGGCACGTGCTGAACAGGGTGACGATCTCCCCGCTGGCGAACTGGTCGCCTTTGCCGCTCAGCAGCAACCAGTCCGCCTCGTCGAGCTCGCTCACCACGCACAACGCGAGCAGCGCGGGGATGAACGTCGGCGAGAACCGGCCGGTGTCGTTGTCCGGGGGGTGCGCCGCCAGCAACTCCTCGTACTCGGCGGGTGGCAGCGCCCGCACCTCGAGCTTCTCCGCGTACGGGTCGTAGCGGCGCTGCGCCTGCTCCACCGTGTCGCGGGCACGCGTGATCCGCTCGGGGTCGCCGCCGGCCAGCGCGACCACCAGGACCTGCTGGGCGTCGGCCAGTGCCCGGTCGGCCAGGTCGGCGTCCGCGGTGAACTCGACGCGGACGCTGACCCACGTCGTCGGGAGTTTCCGGCCAAGCAGCCGCTCCTTCTGCGTGGGGCTCACGCCGGACAGGTCAAGTTTTCCCCCGGAAGCCTCGTCACGCTGAACTGGACGTTCACCCGCGCTGCATCATTCCCGAGGGAACGCATCTGCGAGCAGGAGATGACCAGGATGGGGAACACCGCGAGGGAGTTGCCGACGAGGTCGCCGCCGTCCATGAACGCGATGTACCCGGCGGTGCCGTTGGGCAGCAGGTCCTTCACGTCGTTGCCGTTCTTGGAGGCGTAGAGCGTGAGGCTGGAGTCCGGCGCGGACTTCCGGCCACCGATCTTGCCGGTGAACGTGGTCGCCAGGTCGGGGCATTCGATCTGCTCGGACACGACGGTGAACCCGCCGAAGTCCGCGACCTCACCGGACAGGTTGGTGCCGGCGTTGAGTTCGGCCCTGGTGGGGGTGAGGTTGGTCGCGGCGACCGCGGGGAGGTAGTAGCAGGGGGTGGTGCCCGGGTCGTAGTAGCGGACAGACGCGGTGAGTGCGGCGGTGGGCATCAGGACTCCTTGGCGGTACGGGGCTTCGGGGACTTCGCTTCGGCCGCGGGGGCCTCGTCCGCTTCGTCAGCGGCAACCTCGGGGGCCGCGGCCGACTCGTCGTCGGGCGGCGGCGGTGGGGGCGGCGGGTCGGTGGGGAGCCACCCGCCGGCGGCGAGCATCGCCCGCGCGGTGTCGGGCTGCTCCACGACCGTGTCGAGTTCCTCGTGGCGGTACCAGGCCATGATCAGATCCCCTTGTGTGCGAAGGTCACCGTGGCCGTCGCCGACCAGGTGATGCTGGCCAACCCCGTAGCGGGATCCCGGTACAGGGAGGGTGGGGTGGCGATGTCCTTTTCGGCGCCGGCCGCGACCGCGACGGCGCGGTCACCGACGGGCAGGTCCGCGTCGACGAAAGCGGGCGTCACGAGCGTGACGGTGATCGACGCGCCGCTGCCGTTCTTGACCGTGATGAAGCTGCCCACGACGGGGGTGATCGTGTCGCCACCACCCGAGGCGGAGCTGTAGACGGTCGCGGCGCTGGGGTTGGTGACGATTCCTTGCATGGTGACGTTCGCCATCGGATCTCCTGGTGTGAAGGCGACCCGAACGGCTCGCCGGACTTAGGGGGACGCGTTGAACGCGTTGATCGAGACGAAGAACACGACGCTGACCATGGCTCCCTGCGCCGCGATCTGCGCGGGGATGTAGATCACTGAGGAGATGCGGGCGCGGGTGACGCGGTCACCGAGGGAGCGGTCCGCGTCCAACGCGTCCCGCACGGCGGTGACCATGGCGAACGCGCGGTCCCGGTGGGGTTTGAGGATGGTGCTGCCGCTCCACGAGCGGGCCAGGCACATCACGTCGAAGTCTTGCTGCCCGGTGAGCAGCCCGGCGATGGTGTGCGTGGCGTTGATCTCCAGGTCTTCGGGGGCCAACCCGACGGCGATGACGTCGCCGCGGACGTCGGCGGTGGTGGGCCCGTCGACGATCTGCACCCCGACGAGCTCGGGGGTGTTGTTGAGGGCGGCGAGGATCCCGTCGATCGCCGCGGGGATCGCGCTGGCCGTGGGCACCGCATCCTGGGGGTTCACGCGGCGACCCTAGGCGAAAACAGGTGGTCTGCCGCCGAGCAGTTCCACCGCTCGAGGGGGGATGGCGTAGCCGACGCTGCCGAGGTACCCGAAGCGGTCTTCGCTGACGCCCAGGCCACTCGGGCGCAGCGTCTCGGTGCGTTGGGTGCGCCACAGGTGGTCGACGACGATCGCCGCGGCGAGTTCGTAGTTCGGGGGGATGCTGGCGTACCCGGCGACGAACACCGCTTTGAGGTCCCCGCGGAACCCGCGTCCGCTGCGGTCGGTGACCAGCCCGAGGGGCCCGTCGATGTCCAGCGCCGCCACATCCCAGGTGAGGAGACCGTCGATGGTGGCGACGCTGGTCACCGACACCACGGGAACCGCGTTGAGGGTGAGGACGACCGGTGAGGGCCGCAAGCCGTGCTCGCCGGTCTCCCACGAGTTGACCCACCGGTAGCTGTCGAACTGGTGCCACTCGGTGATCGTGCGCCTGGCGATGATCTTGTTGACGTGTCGTTCGATGATGGTGGTGGTGGCGTCGATGTAGCGGCGGAGTTCTTCGTCGTCGATGGTGTCGCCGGGGGGCATGTTCAGGTGTTCCCGCGCCTCCGCCAACGACAGCAGCGCCAAGCTGACGGGTTCGCGGACGTTGAACACGTCGGTGTGCGCGCGGCCGGCGGGGCCGGTGGCGAGCCACCGCAGGGTGTGCCTGCCCACCTGGGTGGTGGGGTAGCTCGCCGAGTACACCCCCGGCTCCGGGTTGAGCACCGTGGGGGTCGCGCTGGTCCCGTCCGGGAGGGTGATGGTCAGGACCGCCGTGGTGGCGTTGACGCGGCTCCCGTTGACCTGCGTGGTGAAGTCCAGACTGACGACGTCGCCGAGGTCGAGCACAGCCGCCACCACCCTTCGCTCTCA